CAGCTCATTATGAGTGCATGAAAAAGGATGATGAGCAGCAACAAGTTGAAAAGAATCTATGGGCAAACCTTCAAACTAAAATGGTAGAGAAAAAACCTAGTGCGTTTAGTTGGTAGTTAATATCCCCACAGTTTTTTAGCTTCTTCCAATAAAGAATTATCCGATTCGTTTTTCCACATATAGTTATCAAAGTCCGGTTGAACATAGTTCTTCAGGACATTCACATCATGGGAAATTTTAAGCAGGTTCTGACGAACCAATGCCTTGTGGTAAATAATTTTCTCTAATTTTTTTAGGTTTTCAGGTTTGAGTTTTTCACAATTCTCCGCATGAAAAACTTTATATTCCTTTTCATTAATGTAGCACATATAAACTGGCAGCTTAGATGCAAGATGATAGATCGCTACTTGAATTAAATGATTTAAAGGAGGTTCATCAGGCAGCCTAGCTGTATTCCAACTTCTAGTTCCATCTTTTTTAAGCCTACCCCTTCTAGGGAACATACATTTATCTTCGACAATGATAGACCCCTTATGATCCAAGTAACCATGAATAGGAATGTTAATGCCTTTCAAGGTTATGTAGGCTTCGATCTCAGGCTTGGTTTTAGCAAAACCAGGAATAGTTAAATGTGCTGCATGACCATTCCTGATAAATGCTTCTACTACCGTTTTAAGATAGTCTAACTTTTCTCTCTGAGCTTGGTCAAAGACAACAATCTTATCCAGCTTTTCTTTAACTGGGGTGAATGTCATCTTTACGTTCCTCAATAATAGAGATCCTTGACTTGTTATCAATCCGATCAAAGGCTTTATGGATTTTCTTCATTAGAGAATTAGTAAAATCAAAATCTCTTATGATTTTCTTTCCTCCTGTTTCATCCAACAGTTCCTTTAATTCGTTGGCTGGACCAAACGTAGCTTTGACATTAAAGGTTGAACCATTTTGATTAAGTGGTTCGTTTTCAAAATCTCTAATATCCCAGCCAAATTTTCTACAAATTAAAAAAAGCTGGTCAGCTCTCATGCAATTATTTCCACCTTCGAACTTTTGCTCTTGCTGGAATGTTACGTTGAGTGCTTCTGCTACCTGTGTTTGATTTAAGCCGTCTTTGACTCTCTTTAAAACTAAGTTCTTAGCAATGTTTCTTGCTAGTCTTAGGTTCTGCGGTTTCCTTTTTGACATACTTTTCCTTTCCCTTTCATTTAGCGTATAGAATCCCCTTGATCTAAACACACTTTTAAGTTTAAAAATTATGTGTAGATTGATTCTTGCTTATTTTTTAAGTCAGAAATCTTTTCATCAAATTTAGGTAGTGAATTTTGTAGTTTCAAAAACATTCTCTTATGATTCCACATTTTATCCACTGCCTTTTGTTTTTTGACTTCTAGATCCCTTATCTTTTTCGGTTCTATTTCCGCCATATTGTTCCTCACCAATCGTTTTAATGTTTGACTTGATAAAACGCTGATCGGTGATAGTTACTTTAGCGTCTTTACCAGGTCTATTCTGAAGATGAGCTTTTTCGGTTGCTTTTGGAATTGTATCACCTTCAAAAATCTCTGAGAACTTAGCAGCCATTTCATAAAAGAAATCCTTTTGCACTTGTTTAACCATTAAGTTCAATGTTCCTTCGATAACCTTTAATCTTGGTAATTTCACCTCTAGCAACCAACTTATTTACCAAGACGGTTATAGAATTTTTACTTTTATATCCTAAGTTATCAGCCATTTCCTGAAACGTAGGGTTGTACTTCTTTTTTTTACTGTATTTTTTAATAAAATTCAATACATTCAACATCTTCGGTGTCATCGGTATTTTATTTTTCATTCGCTTTATCCTCATTTTGTACTAATTTCCTAAGTAATTCGTTATATCCATTTACATCATCGTTATCATCTTTATGATATTTTTTTCTGTTTAATATCCTCCATAGCTTCAAAACAATCATAAACATACCAAAGATTCGATTAGGTACTTTTACAGTTACTCCGTTATGAGCTGATAAAATTCTCTCTAAAAACCCTGTTAGAACCCAAGAGGTTACATCAAAGCTGCCATAGTCAGTTTGCTTTTGCTTTAACAACTTATCAATCTGATTTAAAAATCTCACATTATCTTCCATCATTTTTCCTTTTCAAAATAATTTTTAAAAAGAGCTGAAGCTCCGCCCTTCAAGGGAAAAAAGCCATTAGATTTTCCGAAAAGTTTAACTGTTCTTAAATATCTTTCTGAATTAAACTCAGGTCTTTCTTCTTTGGACAGCTTCATAATCTTGCCATAGCTTAAAGGTCCTTCAAGTCCTTCCATTTCGCTTAAATGTTTTTTAAACAATTCTGTTCCTTTTTTTCTGCCATAATCCTTAAAGAATTGTATCAAAGCTGGTGTCATTGAATCCAACCTCCATTTAAACCTTTACAATAATGAACAAAAACTTGCTGACCTTGATACCTTAATCCTTCAGGCAAGTAATCTAAGGTGGTGATCTGCTGCACATACTCCCAACAACTTAGTAAGGGAGCGGTGGCTGAAATAACTTTTTCAACCACCATATTATGAAGATGTAAATAAACAACAATTTCCATTAATATCTACTTTGCATATAAAGTATTACAAAACCGAATATTAAACATATTAAGTAGATGTAATATTCCTGTTCTATAAATATTTCAAAAAGTAAACTTTTCATCTTTACTAGCTCCAGCTACTGTTCCTTTAGGGTTGTTGGCATAACCTGAAAGAATTTCTCCTTTGTCGTTTAACCAACCAATAAGAGATTTCTTTCCTCCAAGTTCTGACCAAGTAATATCTCCAGTGAATTTATCATCACCTTTAAACAACACACCAGTTTGACTAAAAATTCTAATAAATTTAGTATTTCCATCTTTGGATGTGCCTTTGACTCCTAAAATTATGCCCTTCTTATCCGAATTATGCAATTTTATATTGCCTGAGAAAGAGAGCTTGATCGCCTTCTCATGATTTGCATCGTAAGGAAAAAAAGCAAAATCTTTTTCTTTACCAGTTTTTTCCATAAGTTCCTCCTTTTTTGTTTATGGTTTCTTCTTGCTTTTTAAAACGACCTTCAATTAAGTCGTTCTTCGTTTTCCAATCCGAATACAAAGCATTTAACCTTGTAACCGTAGTTTGTTTTTCTATTGGAAGATCGTTTGCTTGTCCGTTGCTTTTTTGTTGAACAATAGCATTAGCTAATTCTTCGGCTGACGCATATTCTGAACCATGAATCCCAAATGAAGAAATTGCTCTACCTAAGCTGCTAGTGAAACTATTTTCCACAGCACTGGTTCGATTAATAAAATTACTATTAAAGATTTCTTTTGAATGACCCACCGAAAAGGGAGTTTCCCCAATATATAATGTAGTTTTGGTGGTAACAGACTTCTCATCTATATTTACAATAACTTCATCAATTCTAACTTCAGGAAAATATTTAAGTAAATGCAAATGCCTAGTGGCTACCGTTGCATATTTTTTTCCTTTAATATCTATCATGGGAAGTTTGGAACTTTCCTTAATGCACTTTTCCCTTCGTTCCTTGAAACCTCCTTTACTCTTCTCTTCGGTGTTCCCTTTATTTTTGGTCTCTGATTTCATATACTTTTTCTACCTTTCCTTCTTTTGTTAAATGAATACGCACCCTTTTATCAGATTCGTAAAACTTTTTTTTGATCGGATCATATTTGATTTTTCCTAAAAGCATTTTCGATATGTTTGATCCTGATAATTCCATACCAAAAAGCTGTTTTAAATAATCTCTTTCCTTTTCGTTTAAGTATTTCTTGGTTTCCTTATTCAATAAAAAAAGCATAGAGTGAAAAAAAGAAAAAGACATAACATATTTCTTTTGCATAATTTCCATCATCTTATGAAAATCCCCTTTATTCTGTTCGCTACCCATCAACTCAAAGAACATATCATCGCTATCGCTAATGTGGTTTTTTTTGTTCAAGTTTTTCTCCATAAAATTCTAATATAACTTTGATTAAATCTAAAACCTTATCCTTACCGGTCTTATTAAAGGCAAGATGAAAACCCAGTTGTTTTTTAAGCTGATGATTGTCATTGGATAAAGTTTCCCATTTCTTTCGTTCTTCCATTTTGTAAACTGCTTCTTGTTCTATTTGTAGATCCTTCTCTTTAAGTTGAGCATTTAAAGAAATAACTTCTTCTTTTAAATTTTTCATTTCAGGTGAGTTGTTGCCAATCCCTTTAATGATAGTATTTTCTCCTTGCACTTCTTCTACCCTTTTTTTTAATTTCTTATTTTCCTCTATCAATTTTTCAAATTCTATTTTCATAGGGTTATAACCATTACCTTCCATTCATCACCTGATTGATTGTTAGATTAAATTGATTTATGTCTTGCAGTGATCTACCTACGATTGCACCAAACATCATAGAAATAGAGGGAGGCAATTTCTTTCTTTTGGCAGCATCCCAGACGCAATACTTCATAAACCAAATTGATAAATCTAAATTTATCTGACTAGCTGAGAGATGATCCGCAGTAAAACAACCGTTTTCTTGCGACCATTCCTTTCCAATTTTCATCAACATAAGTAAATCACCGATTCGTTTATATTATACAAATAATGTAATATCAATGTATAATTTATATATTCTTTATTATCAATATTTGTACTATATATAGTTGCATTTTAAGTTGATATACCTTATTTATTCATTATGTTGAGTTTGCTTGATTTATTCTCAGGAATTGGGGGTTTTAGCTTAGGAATGGAGGCTACAAAACGAATCAATACAGTGGCTTTTTGCGAAAAGGATGAATATTGTAGAAAAGTTTTAAAAAAACATTGGAGTGATGTTCCAATTTATGAGGATATTAAAAAATTAGATGGAACAAAAATTAAAGCAGATGTTGTTACTGCTGGTTTTCCATGTCCAGCTTTTAGTGCTGCAGGAAAAAAAGGTGGATTTGAACAAGATAATTTATTTTTTGATGTTATTCGTATTTGTAAAACAATTAAACCAAAATTTATAATATTTGAAAATGTTGAAAACTTTAAAAAAT